GTCTTCGCGCAACCGTTCTAATCGTTGACGAAGCGATGTTGGTTCCAATCAAAATAATAAAAGAGATTTTACAACCCTTCCTTGTGGCCGCTGGCGACATAACAAAAAAGCAGAAGATTCGTGAAAAAGAAGACGCGCTGATTAGAAAGGGGCGCATGAAAGAAGAGGATAGAACTGAATTTCCAACAGACGCTAAAATGATTCTTCTTTCTTCCGCCTCGTATCAATGGGAAGATTTATATAAAATATATTGCGATTATCTTGAACGCGCCAAGTACGATTCTTGGGAAAAGCGTGAAATTGCCACATATTCAGTCACCCAAATAAGTTATGAGGGCGTTCCACCGGGGTTTTTGGATAAGGCCATCTTGAAAGACGTAACTGAGGGCGAAACACCACAGTCAATCATAGACAAGGAATATAGGGCTATTTTTATTGAGGGTAGCGATAGTTATTTCAGTTTAAAGAAGATGATTGAGTGCTCAACGAAAGACATGGAGGAGCCATGCATAGAGGTCACAGGAGAGAGGGGCGCTGAGTATGTTTTGGGAATTGACCCATCGTTTAGTTCGGCAGAGTCATCTGACCATTTCGCCATGTCTTTATTAAAAATTATCCCAAAAGGAGATAAAAGAATTGGAATGTTAGTCCACTCTTATGCCGTCGCTGGAGGAAATTTAAAAGACCACATTCTTTATTTATACTATTTATTGACTCATTTTAATATTATTTATATTGGAATTGACGCATCTCAGGGTGATGAAGTTGAGTTTATTAATTCATGCAATAATTCGCAGGTTTTCAAAAATGGAAATATTGACCTTAAGGCATTAGAAGCTGATTTTAATAAAGAGGATATGTCTGAATTGCCAAAGCAAATTAAAAAGAGTTATAACAAAGAGGGCCGTCGCATTGTGCAGAAACAGGCTTTCCATAGTGCATTTCAAAGGGCGGCAAATGAATATCTACAGGCGTGTATTGATTATAAAAATATTTGGTTTGCTGGAAAAGCACAATTTGTTGAAGGTCTTGGGGATAGAATGGCTCGCGGCAATGAGGGTCTTCTAGTTTTAGACCCTAAAATGGGTCACACAGCATTTGGCAAAGATAATGTTGGTATATATGAGTTTATAGAACTTCAGGGCTCTTTAATCGACCTAACAAAGAAAGAATGCTCATTGGTCGAGGTCAATTCCAGCGAACTTGGCAATCAAAGCTGGTCCCTGCCTACGGCGATGAAGCGCTCAAAGAACTCTAACAGAATCAGAAAGGATAACTATTCATCTCTTCTATTGGCAAATTGGTGCCTAAGAATGTATCTCCTATCTAATGAACAGGCAAAAACCGAAACTTATAATACATTTGAGCCTGTTATGGTGTAATAAAAGTTATAAAAGTCACTTTAATTTACTTTCAAGATGCCTCGTAAATACAACAAAAAGTCAGAATATTGGACAAATCGCAATCCTCAAATGGTCGAGAATGCGGTGGTAGCGTCTGAGCGCGTAGAAATGCCAAATTTAGAGTATGAAATCGCGGCGAGTTTTGGAGATGGAGAGCCCAATGTTGCGACCCGTGGAATGGTTCAGAATACCACGTTAGATTCCAATAAATTCCAAAATCTTCGCGCCTGCGCGTTGCCTTTTGAAAATAGTAATGGGCGTTATTCTATCAATCAGGCCATTGAACTGACCCAAAAGGCTTATGCAAATGTAAGTATATTTCGCAATGCGGTTGAGGTATTGACAGAATTCGCAAATTCTCCAATTCATCTTAAGGGTGGAAATGCGAAGTCAAGAGAATTCGTTAAAGCGTGGTTTAAGAGAATTGGAATTGAAAATTTGGCCGACCAGTATTTTCGTGAATATCATCTTTCTGGAAATGTGTTCATGTATCAATTTAACGGAAAGCTTCGCGATGGCGACATTAAAAAGATTAAAGAATCCATGGGTGGACGGGCAACCAAGATTCCGATTAGATATATTGTTTTAAACCCAACAAATGTATTTGTAGAAAGTGGTTTTTCAAGTCAGAATTATAATTATGTTAAGATGCTTTCTCTCTATGAGATTCAACGTTTAAAGAATCCACAAACAGATGATGAGAAAGAGATGTTTAATTCTTTGCCCGAATTGGTTAGAAAACAAATTAAATCATATACTGGTGGCGTGGCCACATTTATTTATGTTCCTATCGACCCAATGCGTTTGCATTATGTGTTCTATAAGAAACAATCTTATCAACCATTGGCTATTCCAATGGGGTATCCAGTATTGCAAGATATCGAATGGAAGCTCCAATTGAAAAAGATGGATATGGCCATGTCTCGCTCTGTGGAACATGCCATTCTTCTTATTACCACGGGCGAAAAAGTTGACCAATTTGGTGGCGGCGTTAATCCTAATAATGTGGCCAAACTACAGAAATTATTTAAAACACCAACAATTGGTCGCGTATTGGTTGCTGATTACACGACAAAGGCACAATGGGCGATTCCTGATTTCGAAGAACTGCTTGGCCCAAAAAAATATGAGGTAGTAGATAGAGATATTAAAGAGGGGCTTCAAACCATATTGATTGGTGAGGATAAATTTGCAAATGCCGTGTTGAAGGCAAAGGTCTTCATGGAAAGATTGAAAAGCAGCCAAGCCTCTTTTATTAATGGATTTTTACAATCTGAAATCAATAGGGTTTGTGAAGAAGTTGGGTTTAAGGCGACTCCAACAGCGGTATTTGAGGGTGTTGACCTTGAAGATAAGGTTCAAACACAAAAAATATATCTACGTTTAGCGGAACTTGGATTGCTTACGCCACAACAGGCCAATGATGCTATGGAAACAGGAATATTACCAGATAAAGAGGGGCTTGATGAGGCTCAAGTCGAATATAAGAGCCAAAGAGACAAGGGATTTTACTATCCTCTTGTTGGCGGCGGCAATGTGCCGAAAAATGCAGTTCTTGCGCCACCTGTCCCCGCTGGAAAAATTGGCGCTCCCGGCTCTGGTGGCAGACCAGCGGGTTCAAAAGCCCCACAAACGACTAAAAAGGTTAAACCAATTGGCTCCAAGGGTGGAGATAGGTTTTCTACTCTTAAAATCATAGATTTAATGAATCAATTGGACTCTCTAAAGAATGATTCGGCGGCAGCGCTAAAGGAAAAGTTTAAAGTCGATGAATTAAGCGCGGAACAGCTAGAAATCGCTGAAAGTCTCGCTAAATCAATCTTCATAAATGAAGAAAATGACAAGTGGAAAGAGTCTATTTCTTCTTATTTAGAGAATCCAAAGGAAATTAATCCTGAAATAGCCGACGAAATGGATGAAATTGCCATTAAATATGATTTAGATTCTGAAATGTGTGCAATTTTAAGTAAAGCACGGGTTTAATTATTGTGTAATACATTAATACCTATGGATTATAAATATATTACTAGATTTGATGCTGACGCAAAGGAAGTATCTGCAAATTCGTTGGGTCTTATTGATTTAGTAAGCCAAGAATTAAGAACAGAGGCAAAAGCTTCACTTGTAGAGCTACAGGCATTGATGCCAAAAGATTTTAATCCTGAGAATGAATCTGACCTGCTTTATATGGCAAGTCCACTCGTTTTAGTGGGGAAAAGCAATTTAAATGGTGATTGTTTGGATAAACAAAGTGCTATCGCAAATTACAAAACATTTGCAAAAAAACTTTTAGATATAGAGCATAATCGTGAGAAAATTGTTGGAAATATTTTCGCTGCCGCCCTTACAGAAGTCGATACAAATCGCATTTTGACAGAGGAAGAAGCGATGCAAAAGGATTTATTCAATATTTCTTACGCGGCATACATTTGGAAAATTGCAAATCCAAAACTCGCGCAATTTGTCTCTATGGCGAGCAAAGAGGATTCTAAATTCTACAATCAAGTGTCGTCTTCTTTTGAAGTTGGATTCGATGAATATAAAATTGCCGTTGGAAGCACGACATTATCATTGGCAAAGATTCTATCCGTAGAAGAGGCTGTTCCATATGAGAAATTTTTGAAAGCCAATGGCGGAAAGGGTGTGGACGAGGAAGGAAACGCCGTTTATCGTGTTTTAGCCTATGATTGGTGTGGTCGTGGCGCTGGTCTTGTTGCCCGTCCCGCAAGTCAGGTTAAGGGCGTGGTCACAATAGAAACAATGATAAAGGAAGTTCCTGCCGTAGACGAAGAAAAGAAAGAAGATTCAGAAAATGCTATGGCTCAATTAATTAAAGCATTGCAAGAATTCGCCAAAAAGAGTGCGAGTTCAGAAGAAGCTATAAAGAAAATGACCTATGCTTTGACACCGCAGGAACCTATAAAGGTATCGGAAGCAAATATTTTAGAAAATAATAATATACAATCAAAAAATGATGGTGTAATCACTAATACAGCTAAACCTATGAAAATTACTAAGCTAGAAGATATTGCGGCTAACAAAGACGAATTGTTTAAAAACGAGTCTTATGCAGCCGATATTGCTCAAATCATTGCTGATGAAACAGCAAAAATTAGCGAAAAATATGTCGCTAAACTAAAAGAAAGTGAAGAGGCTGCGAAATTCTTGTCTGAGGCGAAAGCCCTTGCCGAAGGAAAGGCAAAAGAATTGGAAACCAAAACATTGGAACTTTCTGCAAAGGTTCAGGAATTGGCTTCTCAGCTTAATAAGATTGAAGAGGCTAAGGCTGCTGAAGTCGCTGAACGCGTGTTCAACGAGCGCATGAGCGGTCTTGATTCTGAATTTGAACTTGATGACGAGTCCCGCGCTTTTGTGGCGGAAGACATTAAGGGTCTTTCAGAAGAAGCTTTCACAGCATACGCTAAGAAAGCAAAGGCATTATTTAAAAAGAAAATGGCAAAGAAGGGCGAATGCATGGAACCTGATAAGGATGATGCAAAGGCTGCTCTTGATGCAAAAGAAGCGGTAGCTGGTGCTAAAGATGCTGGCGATAAAGGACTTCCAAATGGAACTCCTCCAGCCAATGAGACCCTTCTTGAAAGAATGAAGAAAGCTTTCGGTGCTGAAAATGTAAAAGTGGACGGCAAAGAAATGACGGCCAGCAAAAAAGAATAATTAACAATAATTTTAAACTCTCAAAACTGAGGAAATAAACATGGGATTCAAATCTACAACCGCATACACAAGACTCCTTCCAATTAGAGATATTGACGAACATAATGTCGTTAATTTCTTTTCTAAGGATGTTACGGGTGTTGCTGGCGAACTTGTAAAAGTCGTCAACAATGACCTTTCAAATACCGATGGCTGGTCTTCGACCCGCCCCGGCGCTGACTTCGACGGCGTAACGAGTCTTCGTTACGAGGTCAAGAGCAAAGTTAAGGCAACCGTTGGTGGCGAGGACAAATATAGCGTTCTCGGCTTCACCCTTTTTCCTACATTGGAAACTGATGAGAATGGTGTACCTCTTAAGTTCGACCTTCGCCGTCAGAAAGAGCTTCAATGCGTACTTTCTGGTGAGGCCGTTCCAGTCGTTACAAAGGGTATCGTTCAGCTTCTTAGCTCTGCGTTTACGACCTTTGGCGCTGCCGCTCCTTCCGTAAATTGGGTAGGCGTTGTTTCAACATCCGGTAACGGTCTTCTTGAAATTGTCAATCCAGCAAATACCGCCCAGCTTTCAAACTCTGGTCTCGCGAAATATAACTGGAACCAAGTTGTTGGTAAAGTCATCGGCGTGCAAGGCACGGGCGCTGGCACCTTCATGCCTTCCGTAATGTTCAAACTTGAACTCTAATCTAAAAAAGGAATTTACTCAAAATGAAAATTACTCTCAAAAGAACACCAGAACAAGTTGAACTTGTAAAATTGATGGGCTCAAATAATCGCGTCAAAGCGATTGAGGCTCAGGAAACTTTCGCTGCCGCCATCGCTGGTGTCATCCAGACCGTTATCCAGACCGCCCCCGTCCTCACACAGTTATTCAAAGACATTGAGTTCGATGAATTTACCAATCCTACAATTCCTCTCGACCTCTATTATGATGTCAAGGAAAAGAATTACATCAGAACATGGTCACAAACAGTTCCCGGTGGCTTGGCTTCCAGCCAAACATCTGGCGCTACAGACCTTCCTGTAATGACGTACAATTTGACATCTGCGGTGCAGTTCCTTAAGGACTATGCTCGTCAGGGTCGTTTGGATGTTGTTGCTAAGACTCTTGAGCGTATGGCTCAGGAAATTCTTATCAAGCAAGAGCTTAATGCCGCTTCCGTGGTAACAAAAGCTTCTGCCGAGGCAACCTATCAAAAGGCTGGCGTCACAACCTTTAACACAATTCGTGTTAATACCGCCAATAGTCTTGTAATCGACGACTTTAACAAGTTGCTCACTCTTGCTGCTCGTATCAACTCCTCATGGGTTGGCGGCACACCAGTCAATGCTCCTCGTGGCTTGACGGACATTCTTCTCTCGCCAGAAGCAATGGAAGAGATTCGCGCTATGGCTTATGAGCCAATGAACACAGTTGGAACTGTAACCAACATTCCCGGCACCGAAAAGTTCCGTAATGCGGTTTATGATTCTGCTGGTCTCCCAAGCATCTATGGAGTCAATTTAATTCCTTGCTATGATTTGGGCGTCAACCAAGCTTATAATACCCTTTTCGGTACTTATGCTGGTTCAAGTGCTTATCCCGGTTATGCCGGTTCTGGTACAGCGGTATTCACCCCAACCACAGAAGAAGTTCTTCTTGGTATTGACCGTACTCGTGAGGCTCTTATTCGTCCTATTCGTATCGACGCAGAGGGCGGCGGCAGCTTCACAGTTGCTCCAGACGACCAGTTCTACGCTTCTCGCTCTGAGAAGATTGGATTCTGGGGTCGTATTCGTCAAGGCAATGTGTGCGTGGATTCTCGCGCACTCGTAACTTTGATTATGTAAAGAATTAAAAATTCAACAAAAGAAACGCTCCTTAATTGGGGCGTTTTTTTTGCGCATATTTCTGGAAAATACTTGGACAAAGTAGTTGAAAAAGTGTAATTATTAATATACAATAAAGTATAAAAGGTGTATGAACAAGAACTTAATCCTGTTCATCAATCAACAAAGGAACATAATCATATGGGCAGACCAAGAAAAAACAGCAAGCACGAAGCGACGGGCGACCTTAAGCCAATCACTTCTATTTATGAACTGATGGGTATGGTGGCGCATCCTTATTCCACACTGGACAAGGACGACTATGAAAAGACATTGGATTCTATGAATT